CTGACGCCCAACCCACTGAACAGCCACCCGCATGAGCACCACCACCGAAGCGCTGCAGGCCATGGTTGGCCCCGGCCAGCAGGACGTGTTTGATGAGTTCCTGGCTGAGATCGCGGAACAGGACCAGCAGATCGATGCGGCCGAGCGAACGGCGATCGACGACGACGACGACGCCACAGACGACGACGGGCAGCCGAAGCTGCTGGCCGGCAAGTTCCGATCAGCCGAGGAGCTGGAGAAGGCCTACCTCGAAGCGCAGAAGCTGATCGGCCAGCGCGGCCAGCAGCGCAGCGAGGAGAAGGCCCCGGCGGAACCGGCGCCGCTCAGCCGCGAGCAGGCGATCGAGCACTACGGCGATTCGATCGTGACCGCCGCAGAGGAGGCTGGGATTGATCTCGGCGCCTGGGATCAGGCCGTGCGCCGGGGCGAGGACACCGCTGAGCTGCGCCAGAAGCTGAGCCAGCAGACCGGCATCCCTGCCCAGCTGATCGAGCAGTACGAGGCGGCCTATCGCCCGCAGCCGAAGGCGGCCGATGGCGGCACCCAGGGCCTCACCGATGCCGATGTGGTGGAGATCAAGGCGGCGGTCGGCGGCGAGGAGGAGTTCGCCCGCCTGTCGCAATGGGCGGCGACCAACCTGCAGCCGGCCGAGCTCAGCGCCTACAACCAGGCCGTGGATGCGGGCAACCGCCAGGCGGTGCAGGCCTTCCTGTGGGGAATGCAGGCCCGTGCCAATGGCGGCGCCACCACCCGCGAGCCCGAGCTGATCGGCGGCGGTCGGCCGCCCCAGGCCGCACGGTTCGAGACCCAGGAGCAGGCGCTGGAGGCAATGCGCAAGACCAACGACAACGGCAAGCGCCTCTACAACGTCGATCCGAAATACCGGGCCTGGTACGAGAAGACGCTGGCGCGATCGACATTCAGCGCATAATGAGCGCATGAGTTGATCTGCACGGGTGGAGCTAAGCGGGCCTCCTGCGGGAGATACCCCGCTGCGGTGAAGCAACGGGCAGAGGCTCGCAATCCCTTCGGCCAATGGCCACTCTTACGAACCTCGACCGTCTCGGTCAAATCAAGCAGAACGGCGACGTTGATGCGCTGTTCCTCAAGCTCGGGATGACGGAGGTGCTTGACGCCTTCGATCGCACCTGCGTGTTCAAGGGCAAAGTCAAGGAACGGAACATCCGCGGCGGCAAGTCTGCGGCGTTCCAGGTGTCCGGTCGCAACCAGGCCGCGTACCACGTTCCTGGCCAGCCCATCCTGGGTGACACCAGCCCGGTGAGCTCCAGCGACCGCAACGAGTACATCATCAACCTGGACGGCCTGCTGGTCGCCAGCGATGTGATCTACGAACTCGACGAGCTGAAGAACTACGTCGATGTGCGGCAAGACACCACTCATCAGCTGGGGCAAGCCCTGGCCCGTGAGTGGGATGCCCGCGCCGCCCGCGTGATTTACGGGGCCGCCAAGACGACCACAGAGCCGCTGAACTCGGCCGGCGCGGTTGTCACCGGCAGCATTGCCACCACCACCCTCACGGTCACGGCTGTCACCAGCGGTCGCCTGGTGGTGGGGCAGACGATCAGCGGCACTGGCGTCACCGCCGGCACCACGATCGTTGCCCAGCTCACCCAGACCAGTGGTGATGCGGCCGGCCTGCGCGGCACCTATCAGGTGTCGGCATCGCAGACCGTGGCCTCAACCACGATCACGGCGGTGGGCGGCCCCAGCGCCGGCCGCACCGGCCAGTCGCGCACCCTGAGCGGCACCTATCTGAGCGGCACCAACAACGCCCGAGGCGACGAGCTGATCGCTGCAATCTCGGGCCTGAAGGTGTCCATGCAGAGCAAGGACGTGCCGACCGACGACCTGATCGCAGTGGTTCCCCCGGCCGAGTACGACTCGCTGCTGGACAGCACCCGTGCGATCAACGCCGATTACAACGGCGGCGCCAACAACGGCGGTCGCAACGGCACCTTTGCCGATGGCCGCATCCTGCGGGTCAAGGGCATCCCGGTGTACGCGAGCAATCACGTCACCCAGGCTGCTTACACCAACACGACCTACGACAAGAACACTGACTACCAGCAGGATCTGTCGAAGTGTCGTGGCATCGTGTTCCACCGTGATGCGATCGGTGTTCTCACCCTTCGCAACATCGGCCTGCAGATCACGCCCACCGGGGGCGACTTCAACATCATGTACCAGGCCCACCTGTTTGTCGCTCGCATGGCGATCGGCATGGCGAAGCTCCGGCCCGAATGTGCCGGCGTGATCGAACTGCCGTAAGCTGTAATCGGCCTGCAGAGGCCGGTGTCTGGGACGAGGGGCCCCGGGAGACCGGGGCTTTTTCATGCAGTAAGCTGGCGCCGGATTCTCCATTACAGGTCCAAGCCTCGGGTGCAGCCGGGGCTTTTTTGTGCCCACCGATAGCATGAGCTCAGCACCCATGCAGAGAGCTGATGGGCATCGCCAATCAGGCCGTCACCCCAGGGCGCACCACGCTGCTCGATGCGGTGAACGTCTGCCTGCAGAACATCGGCGAGCAGCCGGTCAACAGCCTGGAGACGCAGCAGGTGGCCGAGGCGGCCCTGGCTGAACGCACCCTGCTGGAGTTCCACAAGGAGGGGCAGACCCGCGGCTGGAGTTGGAACAGCGAAAGCGGCTACGAGTTCTTCACCGATCAGGCCAGCGGTCAGATGCTGGTGCCGACCAATCTGGTCAGCTGGTCGCCGGATCCCTACCAGTGGGCCGGGCGGTTTCAGCTCCGTGGTCAGCGCGTCTACGACCTGGAGAAGCACAGCTATCAGCTGTCCGGCATCAACAGCCTCACCGCCGATGTGGTGTGGCTGCTGCCCTGGGACGACAGCCCCGAGGCCTACAACCGCTGGACCACGATCCGCGCCGCCCGGGTGTTTTCCGACCGGGTGCTCGGTTCCGATTCCGTGTTCCGGTTCACGGCGGTGGATGAGCAGCAGGCGTTGATTGAGCTGCAGCGAGTGGAGATGGAACAGGCCGCGCCCAACAGCATCACCGGCGGCCCTGGCATCGCCCCCTTCCCGACCTACTCACCAGCGCTCGGCCTGCTCGGCCGCCGGGGAGGACTGCTGCGTGGCTGATCTCGTCAGCTCGACCATCCCCAACCTGATCCAGGGGGTCAGTCAGCAGCCTGATGCGCAGCGGGATCCATCCCAGGGCGAGATCCAGATCAATGCGGTCTCGTCGCTGACCGACGGCCTGCGCAAGCGGGACGGGTCCCGCGCCATCGCCCGGCTCTCCACCAGCTCCCTGGGCGATGTGCTGTTTCACCAGATCCTGCGCGACGCCGACGAGCAGTACCTGGTGGCGATCGCCAAGACGGCGATCCGGGTGTTTGAGCTGGATGGCACTGAGCGCACCGTCACGGCGCCCTACGGCTACGGCTACCTCTCCACGGTGGTGAGCGCCCGCTCTGACATCCGCGCCGCCTCGATCGCGGATTACACCTTCATCAGCAACACCAAGCGGGTGCCGGCGATGAAGACCGCCCTGGCCCCGGCGGTGGCGCGGCCGGCCGCCCATGAGGCGCTGGTGTGGGTGAAGGCCGCCAACTACGGCCAGCGCTACACGGTCAACGTCAACGGCCAGCAGGTCACGGTGACCACGGCAGTGGCGCCGGTGGTGGTGAGTGGCACCACGACCACCGAGAACCGGATCTCTGCCGCCGAGATCGCCAGCCAGATCCGCGGCGCCCTGCTGGGCGGGGCGGCCACGGCGCTGACGCTGGTGGGCTCCGCCACCACCCTGAACGGCAAGGTCAGCAACGTGGCCACCAGCACCGATGAGGGCGGCAGCGGGCTGACGGTGAACGTAACCGGCAACGGCACCGTGATCACTGCCGTGGCGATCGGCAACGCCGCCGGCACGGCCTACCGATCCGGGGACAAGGTGTACGTCGCCCGCAGCCTGCTGCAGGGCGGCACTGATGCCACGCCGGTGCAGGTGGCCACGATCAACACGGCGGCGGCCGGGCCCCTCACGGGGGTCTCGATCGCCCGCAGCGGATCGGTGCTGCACCTCACCAGTAGCAACGCGATCACGATCAGCGCCACCGATGCCCGGGCCAATGCGGACATCACGGCGATCCTGACCAGCGTGCAGGCGTTCACCGAGCTGCCAACGATCGCGCCGCAGGGCTACCAGGTGGAGATCATCGGCGACCCGGGCAACAAGTTCGATGGCTATTACGTCCAGTTCGTGCCCCGCAGCGGCACGTTTGGAGAGGGCAGCTGGCAGGAGACGGTGAGCCCCGGCGTCGAGTACATGATCGACGAAACCACGATGCCGCACCTGTTGATCCGGCTGGCCAACGGCACCTTCTATTTCGGCCCGGCCAACCTCACCGTCCAGGGCGGCACCGTGATTCCAGCGTGGGGAAATCGTACAACCGGCGATTATGAAACTGCGCCGGATCCCAGCTTTATTGGCTATCCGATCCAGGACGTTTTCATCTACAAGAACCGCCTGGGCTTCCTGGCGGATGAGAACGTGATCCTGAGCCGCACCCGCGACTTTTTTGAGTTCTTCCCTGAAACCGTCACGGCGGTGCTCGACACCGATCCAATCGACATCACCGCCAGCAACAACCGGGTGGCCGTGCTGCGCTACGCGGTGCCGTACCAGGACGAGCTGATCATCTTCTCGGATCAGATTCAGTTCCGCTTCAACGCAGCCGAGACGGTGCTGACGCCAGCGACTGCGCAGATCACGGTGCTCACGCAGTACGAGATCGACCCCGACTGCCGGCCTGTTCCTGTCCAAGGCACCATCATCTTCTGCCAGGCCAATGGTCAATGGAGCCAGTTCCGCGAGTTCAGTGTGCGCGGCGTTGGCACCGCTCTCACGGCTGATGCCAGCGATCTGACGGTCTACGTCAGCAGTTACGTTCCGTCCGAAGTCTTCCGCATTGTTGCCAACGACACCGGCAATGTGTGGTTTGCGCTGTCCGGCAAGTCTGGCTATCAGAATCGCATCTACGTCTACAAATACTTCTACCGCAACAACGGCAGCGGCCCCGAGCGAATCCAGAACAGCTGGAGCTATTGGCAGCTCAGTGGTGCAGCCAGCATCCTCTCGATCCTGTGCGTCCGCGAGACGCTTTACCTGCTGACGCAGTACGGCAGCGAGGTCTGGCTGGAGGCGGTGTCGGCGGCCGACCGCGCTGGCGGCCAGGCGCCCGCCCCCTATCAGCCACTGCTCGATCGGCGGATCAGCACCACCACCGACACCCCGACCGCCATCCGCGTCGCCGCCGGCACCTACAACGCCACGACCAACACCACCACCTGGACGCTGCCCTACACAATCGCGGCGCCGACGCAGGCATGGAGCCAGTTCGCGGCCGGCGTCGATGGCGGCGTGCTGCTGGCAGAGGCAAGCAGCGGCACCACACTCACCGCCCGGGGCAACTGGTCCACGGCGCCGGTGGTCTTCGGGGAGCTCTACCTGTTCCGATACCGGTTCACCCGGTTCAAGCTCTACCAGGAGGCCAATGGCGGTCGCACGGCCAACAACACGATGCGGACGCAGGTGCGTCACGCCAAGCTCCGCTATCACAGCACCCGCTACTTCGAGGCCTGGGTGACGGCCGAGCGGCGCGAGCCAGCCATGTACGGCTTCGGCGGCATCGTGCTCGGCTCGCGCCTGTCGCAGCTCGGCAGCAACATCAGCAACGACATCGATGTGGCGACGCCTCGCTACATGGAAGGCGTGTTCCAGATCCCGATCATGAGCCGGGGCGAGAACGCGATCGTCGAGCTGCGCAACAACACGGCGGCCCCCTGCCAGTTCTCCAGCTGCGACTGGGTGGGCCTGCTGACCGGCCAGGCCAAGAGCCTCTGATGGACTGGGCTGATCCAACAACTGCACGGGTGCAGCGCATTGCGAGAATGCTGCGATACCAGGACCGTCTGGAAGTGCTCTACAGCCACGGGATCACGGGGGAGGATGCAGTGTTCTCCAGCTGGCGCAACGCTGAAATCTGTCGTTGCATAGATGGAGATGACGGCACAGCCGTGGGGATCTGTGGAGTCACAAGAGGGCGAACGATCTGGCTGCTCGGCACCGATGAGCTGCTGGCCACCACCAGCCACCGCCGCCAGTTCCTGCGCGGCGCCCGCCGCTGGGTGGATGGCCTGATGGCCGACCACCCGCTGCTGGAGAACTGGGCGCTCTGGAGCAACCGGGACACGCTGCGCTGGCTGGAGTGGCTCGGCTTCACGATCGACACCCCCCAGCCGATGGGCCGCAGCGCCCAGCTGTTCGCGCATTTCTGGAGGGCAGCCTGATGGGTCCGTTGTCACTCTCAATCGCGCTGGGCGCCGCGCAAGGTGCGCTGGGGCTTCTCGGCGCCGGCGCCGAGAACGCTGCCGCCAAGCAGGACTACGCCAACCGAACCGCATTCCAGAACGCGAACACGCAGTTCGCACGGTGGCAGGCGGGCTTCAACGCACGGGTGGCCGATGCCAACGCCCAGTACAACTACTGGCAGGAGACGGTCAACTACAACCAGAACCTGGCCTACGCCCGCAGCCTGCGCAACTACGAAACACTGCAGGCGATTGCCCAGGCGGATGTTGTCGGCCAGACCCGTGCGGCGGCCGGCGCCGCCTTCATGGGCGATAGCCAGGCGATCAGTCAGCAGGCCGCCGAAGCGTCAATGCGCGAAGCAGTGGCACTGCAGCAGTACCAGGTGGCAGCGCTCAAGGCCCGCAGTCGGGTCACGGCCGCAGGGCAGGAAGGCGCATCGGTTGATCGACTGATCAACGACTATGTGCGCCAGGTGGGCGACTACCAGGCGATTCAGGCGATCAACGAAGGATTCCGCACCCGGCAGTACAGCCGCGAACAGGCGGCCCAGGTGGCGAACTATCTGAGCCGATACAACTCCCAGCAGTTCTATCAGGAGCGCCCCTACATGGAGCCGATCGCGCCATTCGCGCCCCTCCCAGCCCTGCTGCAGGCGCCCGAGCCAACCATGACGGGTTCCGGCCCGAGCGGCGGCGCCGCGGCCCTGCGGATTGGCTCAGCGCTGATGGGCGGCGTCAGCGCCGGCATCCAGGCCTACTCGACCCTGAAGCCCCTGGCGGGCAGCAATCCGAAGCCGGCCCCGGCCCCGACAGGTAACTGACCATGGCGCGAGAAGACCTCCCGCTCAACCAGATCGCCCCGGCGGCCAGGCCTGTTGATGCCTTTGTGCAGCCGGCGGTGCAGCGCCCGGCGGCGCCGGCAGAGCTGAAGCTGATGCCGAACCCCAGCGGCATCCAGCTGATCGGCCAGTCGTCTGGCGGCAGCGTTGAGGGCGTCAACCAACTGGCGGAACTGGCCGGGGCCCTGGCGCCATTCAGCAGGCAGCTGATGGAGCTTGCTGGCGGCGGAGTGAAGCTCTACGCCAGCTCCGAATACGAGAAGGGTCAGAACGAGGCCATGCGAGCAACCGTGCTCGCCAACCAGCAGATGCTGGCCACCGCCAGCGAATACGCCGCCGAAAACCGCCGCCTCGACAAGGTTGACCCGGTGGCGGCCCTGATGATGGATCGGGTCAACCCGTTCCGCCAAGGGGGGCGCCAGAACGCGCTCACCCGCGTAGCTGGGAACGAGATCCTGCCGGCCGTGATGAAGGCCTATGGCTCGATTCCAGGCGTGGCTCAGCTTGAGCTGGGGCATCCCGTGCTGAAACAGGCCGTCGCCCAGGCCATCCAAGGGGTGACGCAGCGTTACGGGATTGATGCCGGATCGCCTGGCTTCATCGAGAACGTTCTGCCGCAGATCAGCCAAGCGGAATCAAGGGTCTATGAGCGGCATGAACAGGATCACGTCGGCCACCTTAAGGACACCGCCTGGCGCGATGCAGCGCTGGAGGTGAGCAGTATTTATGCAAAAGCGAGAGACGCTGGGGTAGTCGAATGGACTGAGTTCGATCCTGTGACTGGGCAGGAAATCAGAAACACGGCGAAGTTGGGCAAAGACCGTGCCAAGTGGGAGCGCGGGATCCAGATTCTTGCTGGCCAAGTTGCGAAGCGCCTTGCGGACGCAACTGGTATCACAGGTGAAACAACAGAGCTGCAGGCCAGGATGTTCACAAGGCTTGCGGAAATGGCAGGTCACGCTGGCAATACCGAGCTTGCAAGGATCCTGTATTACACGCCAGTTGGACTGGCCGACAAGAACGGTAGAAGGCCGGCAGCTGGCGAATACTTTGGGATCGAAATGTATGAAGGCGCTTACGAGATCGAGCAAAAGAGGTGGCAAGACCGTCAACGCTCTATTGAGCGCGGCGTTGAGGATTTTAAGTCGGAGCTCGCGGTCGAAACTCAAGGACTACCCGATGGCCCTGATCGCGGCGCTGCGATTGCGCGGCTGATCGAGAAGTATGTGGGCCTCAAGATTCCCCGGTCGGAACTGGTTGAGGCCGCCGGAAGCATGAGCACCACGCTCGACAGCGTGGCGGGGCGCAGCTTCGACCCGTCGCAGATGGACAGTCTGCTGCGCAGCTTCCAGGCCCGCGTCAGCGCGGAATGGGACGCGACGGTAGCCGATCAAGAGTTCACTCGATTGCTCTCAACGGTGGCGCCACAGGAGCGCGGGGCATTCAGCGAACGCTATGCCGCCATCCGCCGCACCAAAGAGAACGAGAAGAACGACATCCCGAGCAATCTGATCAACCCACTGATCAGCGCCAAGATCAAGAGCGGCCTGCGCTGGGCCTATCCAGACAACGTGACCGAGGCCTCGCTTCGCGGGGCTGACATCAGCGCAATGATGGCGTGGGGCGACGCCGACGTTGCCAAATCCGCGCAGCTGCAGCTCAGCGCCTACACGCGGCACGTTGTCGCCAGGTTGCGGGAGGCGGAATCGCGCAAGGGCGAAAAACTCAACACCGACGAAATCCTCAGGATCACAACTGACGCCCTGGCGGAATACGGCACCAAGAACAAAGAGATGTTCAATGACCTGTTTCCCGGCTCCGCCCAGACCGACACGCCATCCGTTGGCGGCCGGGCGAGGCCACCGGCCACCGCCCGCCCTGCTGGCGGCACGCGGCCGACAGTCGGTGGCAACGGGGGCAGCGCACCTCCAGGCGGCGCCCGCCCCCTGCCGATGGTGTTCCCGTCCGGTCAGCTCGACAACATCCCCAATCGCAGCCAGCGCCTGCAGGACGGCGAACCGGTGCTGGCACTGCCCAGCCTGCAGGAGGAGATCGCCAGGGTCTACAACGGCCAGGCCCCCAGCCCGGCGGTGATCCGTGCAGCGCGTGATGCGGGGTACGGCAGCAATGTGGGCCAGTGGTTGCTGCGAGAGGCCGGCAACTATGAGGCCTACGACCTGGATCCACGGGTGAGGCAGAAACTGCTGCGCAGCAGCAACGATGCCGCTGGAGTTGCTGGCGCCACTCAGGTAGCCGCTGCACCCCCCTCTGCGGTTCAGCAGTTTGGCAGCTGGTGGCTGAACGTCTTGACCGGCGCGAGCCCCTCCTACGCCGGCACTCGTTCGTCCATGCAGGGAGGCGGCCGGAATGGCGCAGGCCCTTTTTCGGATAGCCCGATGGCGAGCATCGGCAGCATCAACATGACAAGATTGCGCACTGCGATTGTTGGCAAGGAAAGCGGCGGCAGTTTCTCCGCCGTCAATCCCGATTCCGGCGCACTTGGCTATGGCCAGGTGATGCCAAGCAACGTTGGCCCCTGGACCCAGGAGCACTACGGGCGCCGTCTGACGCCTGAGCAGTTCCTGGCCAGCCGAGAGGCGCAGCTGGCAGTTGTGAATGGTCAGCTGGCCAAGATCGTGCGCCAGCAACAGGCCGCCGGCTATAGCGGCGACATTGCAATCCGCCGCGCCGCCGCCATCTGGTATAGCGGCAATGGCAACCTATTCGACGATAACAGCCCGCAGTATTACAAGGGTCGACGATACCCGTCGATCCGCGAATACACGCTCGACATTCTCAACAGCTACAAGCGAGGAGGCTGACCCAGTGCCACAAACCCACAAGATCGTGAACGGCAAGCTGGTGCTGGTCGGCGCCCAGCGCAGCAGTGATCTGGTGCCGCGTGCGCAACCGCCAGCGCAACGCCCCGCTCGTCCGCCGCAGCCGAAGCCGCAGCCGAAGCCGTGGTGGGCGCAGCTTGCCAACCATGTGATGTACGAACTGCGCGGGCGTCCCGCCACTGCGCCATTCCCGCAGTCACCCGTGACTGTCACGCCGCCAGCCAGGCCAGGCGCCCGCCCCCAGGTGCGCGTGAACCTGCCTGTGGCGGCAGCGCAAACCCTCATGGCCCCAGTGCTGTATGGGGGCCAGCGACAGCTTGCGATCGGTGCCGTTGGCGCTGCCGATAACGTCCTCAAGGCCGGCTATTCCTGGCTCCAGAGGGCACAAGGGAAGCCCAGCGCGGATCCATCCTCTGGATGGTTTGGATCGGCCCTTGATGGGTACGTCAACTTTGCCTATCAGGCCCTTGGCGCCACCCCGCCGTCGCGGATGACGCAGGCCGAAATCCAGGGCGACCAGAACCTTCGCTCCGGCGTTCTGAACGCCGCGCTGATGGCCGTCCCCGGCATGGGTGGCCTTGGCGCTCTGACGGCGAAAACAGCTCTGGGCGGCGTGGTGCGAGCCGGCACGTCCTTTGCGCTGAACGAGGCGGCCAGCAACTTCCTCGACAACAAGACCAGCGGCAACATCGTCAACACGATCAACGACACCTTCAAGCTGAAGCTGCCCGGCGCAGTTCAGGTTGGCGTTGACGACATCCCGGACGCGGCGCTGAAGTCGTTTGGCCCGGACGCCGCCGCATCGGCCGCATTTGGTGCCGCGCTGGGCGTGGCAGTGCCGGTGATTGGCGCGGGCTACCGCAACTTCCGGAACATCCTCCGCAACACCAGGGCGCAGCGCGGCGTCGCCGCCGAGCAGGCCGAACGCGCCAAGCAGGAGGCAATGGGTCTGCTGCAGAAGGATGAAGACGGCGGCCTGGGCTTCACCGATCAGGCACGACAGCCCCCAGAACCGCCGGCGCCTGTTGCTCCACCCGCCCCGCCCCGCACACCGGCGGAGGAAGGGCTTGATGCCGTCCGCGCCATGGAGGAGCGGTTGGGGGGCGGGCAGCGCCAAATCCCGACAGTCGAGAACGTGCCTGCTGATGAGTTCGCAAGGCCCATCGACCCAATGAGGCCGCTGCCTTATGGCGGCAACCCAGCGAACAACCCTTGGCTTGACGATCAGGAATACCAGGACTGGCTTCGGCGCAATGCGTCCAATGCCTTGGCGCCCATCAGCCAGGACACTCCAGCAGCGCAGGCGTTCGCGCCGCAAACGCTCAAGCCGCCACGGCAGGATGCTGCTCGCGGCGAAGGGTTTGCGGATCCGTGGGGGATTGGGCCGAATCCCGGCAGTCCAGTCCAGCAGTGGCTGGAGCAGAGACCATCGCCGTGGCCGCGTGAATCACTCGACACCCCGACCCAGCCAGGCGCCGACATGGGCGCCGTCTACGAAGCGGGGCAGGATCGCCCCTGGGACTACGACCCCTCCCTGCCCGAGAGCACGGCGCTGGGCAAGGCCGTCGGCGAACTCAGCGACGCCGAGCTGCAGGCCGTCATCAGCAATCCAGGCATTCCGGTTGTCGATCGCGTCAACCAGACGATCGAGGCACGCGGCGCCGTTGATCCGGGCCCGGCGATCGACTCCCAGATGGTGATGGCCCCCGCCGGCCGCCTGGCGGAGGACTACATCGCTGGGCTAATGCGGACGCTTGGCGGCATGGAGCCGCGCCAACTGCGTCAGCTGTTCGACTCCCCGGCCAATGCCGGCCTATGGCGCCGCGCCCAGGCGCTCACCGGCGCGGAGGACATCACGCAGCTGAGCAAGGCGGACATGCTCGACACCATCAAGGCGATGGCGGCCGAGGGCCAGGTGCCGATCACCAATCGACTGATGGGCGCCCAGATGATGCCAACCGGCGACATCACGCCAGCGCCCCAGGTGTTCCAGTACAAGGGCGGCGTCAACGAGGCCGGCGAACAGCTCGGCAACTCACTGGAGGGCCTGGAGCGTTGGGATCCAAAGGCTGAGGGCATCATCCAGGTCTGGCGCGATGTGAACGGCGAGATCGGCGAGCCGGGCAAGGTCTATGTCGTCAACGGCCACAACCGCCTGGCTGCCGCCAACCGGATGGGCATTCCATCAATGCGGGTGGAGTTCCTGGATGCACCCACGGCGGCTGAGGCCAGGCTGCAAGGTGCCGTCGCCAACGTCAGCGATGGCAAGGGCACGGTGTTCGATGCCGCCAAGGTGGCGCGTGAGATGGGCATCACCACGACTGCCGATCTGAAGAAACTTGGCAAGCCCCAGGCCAGCGGGTTCTGGCGTGACGGCATCGCCTTGAGCCGGCTGCCTGAGGACGTGTTCCAGGGCGCGGTCAATGCCCCGGAGGCGCTGCGCCCGATGTATCGGCTGATCGGGGAATCAGGCGCCAGCCCCGAGATCATGCGCAGCGCCCACATCCATCTCACCAAGGATCCGAAGACGTCCGCCGCCGAGTTGGTCGAAATGATCGACTGGGCCAAGGCGCAGCGGAACACCGACGCGGCGAAGGCAAGCCAGGAGCAGGGCCGGCTTCCATTTGAGGACTGGGATGCGACCTTTGACGAGCGAATGCTGGCGATGCAGCGTCTCGCGTCAGAGGTTGACACCTTGCTCGGCAAGGAAAAGCGGTTGTTTCGCGGCGCCAGGAAGAACGCCGATGCGCTGAACACCGTTGGCACCCTTGACGCTCAAGCCGCAGGGGAAATCGGCGATGGCGCTGCCCGCGCACAGGTGATCTTCAAGGACACCAAGTACGTGACCGGCCCCGTCAACGATCTGCTGAAGGAAGGCGTTGAGCGGATCCTGGCCGGCGAAACCCCAGGGCAGGTGGCTCAGGGCATCAAGAACCGCCTGGCCGCTGCCATCCAGGAGGCGATGGGCAAGGAGGCGGCGCCAGCCGTCGACGTTGTTCAGGAGGACATGTTTGCCGCTGGCGGCCGGCAGGAGCCTGGCCCGGCCGCTGAACCCGCAGCGCCCCAGCCGATCGAGCTCACCGATGAGCAACGCCTCGCCGCTGAAGCGCAGCTGTTGAACGAGGCGATCGCCGGCGGCGAGGTGCGTCCGCCGAATGCACCGATCCCCACGCTGCCGGATCCGCCGCAGGTGCGGCTGGATGAACTGGACCTGAATGCCCCCGTCACACCCGGCAGCAAGACGGCGCAGGCGATGGCCGACGAGGCCCGCCTGGCAGTGGAACACGCCCGCATGGATGCCGCCATGGCGGAGATGCAGGAGAAGGCGGCCAAGGACGCCATGGACTACGAGCTGCTCACCTTCGAGGAGAAGAAGCAGCTGGGGATGACGGCGGCGCTAGACGAACCCGGTGTTCCCATTGGCCCGCAAGACCCGGCACGAGCGGCGCGGCAACTCGGTCAAAAAAATCGAGGCCGCGGCGAACTCAACATTCCAGAGGAGGACTGGGCGGCGGCATTTAAGCGCCTTGGCGGTGTTCCTGATTGGCTAAAAATGTTCGGCACCACAGACTGGAACCGGCTCATGGCGGGCGAAAGCATGCCCGAACTTGAGGCCCGGATCAAGGCCCTTGTCTACAACAGGACTGATGAAGCCATCACCCCCGAGGTGCTGCCGCCGGGTGGGATGCCGGGCGAGAGCCGTACGCCAATAGCCGATGCGCTTGGTGAAAGCCTGCG